ATCAGAAATAGATGTGCTGAGAGACGCCAAAGATTTCAAAGAACTAACAGAACATGAACAACATATTTTTACAAGCAATCTTAAGCGACAAATCCTTCTTGATAGTGTTCAAGGCCGTAGTCCTAACCTTGCTTTCCTGCCCATTGTTACTATTCCTGAGTTGGAAACTTGGATTCAAACTTGGGCATTTAATGAGACTATTCATAGCCGCAGTTACACTCACATTATTAGGAATGTTTATAGTGATCCTTCTGTTGTTTTTGATGAGTTGACTGACATAGAAGAAATTGTAAATTGTGCCAAAGACATATCAAAATACTACGACGATCTTATAAGTTCCGTACAATACTACAACTTGTTGGGTCTTGGAACACATACAGTTAACGACAAACAAGTAACAGTTGACATGTATGACCTCAAGAAAAAACTATGGCTTTGTTTGAATAGTGTTAACGCTCTTGAAGGAATTCGCTTCTATGTTAGCTTTGCCTGTTCATGGGCATTTGCAGAACTAAAGAAGATGGAAGGCAATGCCAAGATCATCAAACTGATTGCACGAGATGAAAATGTACACTTAGGGTCCACGCAAACCCTACTAAAATTGCTACCTCAGGATGATCCCGATTACATTCGCATCAAAGAAGAAACTCGTGCCGAATGTGAAGCAATGTTCTTATCAGCAGCAGCACAGGAAAAAGCCTGGGCACACTATTTGTTTAAAGATGGCAGCATGATTGGTCTCAATGAACAACTGTTGAGTCAGTATGTTGATTGGCTGACTTGCAAACGCATGACAGCCGTAGGATTGAATTGTGGTATGAAGCCGGGATCGAACCCTTTACCATGGACTGCCAAATGGATTGCTGGTGCCGAAGTACAAGTGGCTCCACAAGAAACCGAAATTTCCAGTTATGTCATCGGCGGCACAAAACAGGATGTGGATAACAACACCTTCAAAGGATTCAGCCTTTGACAGCAAGGGCAGTATTTGTTGGTGGTTATAGAATGGGTCATGCATTAATGGCCTTTCAATTTGATCATTTCCTTGAAGGATTAGATCTTACTTATATTGTGACCAATATCGCAGAAAAGCATTACCGTGCAGCACTATCCAAGTACAATCTTGACCCTAATAGATTTCAATATGTTAATGATCAGGAACTAATTGATCGGTATCCTCAAATTTTAAATTGGGATCAGCCGGGTGACTACCGAGGTACATGGTTAAGACAACAAGCACTAAAAATTGCAAGTCTTGATTATTTTGATTTTGAAACCATTCTTATACAAGATCCAGACACATTTGCTGTACAACCTTATCGCTGCTTTGATGGATTAGTGCCAAACTTTTTTATTTTACCACGCATAACTCAAAGTAATGGATACTATTGGGCAATTGAAAAAGGATTAGGCATCAAAAGACAAACAAAAGACTGTTTTGTAAGTGAATTTATGCCTTTCTTGAAACAAGATTGGTATAGTATGCGAGAACTGTTAGAAACAAAACATAATAAACATTTCTTAGATGGCATTATTGACAATTGCCAGAGAGAAAGTGGTACCAATTTAATTTGGTTCAGCGAATACGAATACCTCGCCAATTATGTTTTGACATGCAGACCAATCAACACAACTGTCCAGAAACGCTTTGAAATACGAAAACTGTCGGACATAGAACAACTTAATTCTCATGATTACAACTGTTATGTTGATGCGTGTCCAAGTCTTGATGACAGTATTATGTATGAATTTACAACTGATACAGTGGTTGATTTTGACAAAATATATCATAGTATTGCATCAAGGATATGAAACAGTTTAAATATAAGATATTTACTTTCTTACCTCCTCGTGGAGCTATTGATGTTATTCCAGACTGGCAGGGAGAAGATTATCCGCAATTTCAAATCACAGATAATTTACAAGAATGTTTGGACCAACCATATCGTGTGGCCGCTGTTCCGGCTATGTTTAATCAACCTGGTGGTTATGCTTACAACAAAGAATTATGTGACATAGATTGGTCAAAGTTTGATCTTGTAATTTTATCAGATATTGAATACACTGATAATGATCTAATATTAAATTACTGTATCAAACGAAGCGGTATAAAAAATTATTTGATAGCACTTGGCGGTATCAAAGACGATGTTGTAGATAGCAATTTTATTTACAGACCATGGTGGATGTTTCAACATATGCGGCTAAATCAATATCAAGAGGTAGGACACGAAAATAAATTGTACAAATTTGATGCCTTACTTGGTGCAAGAAAAGCGCACAGATCTTATGTAATGGCAAGATTCCAAAACAATCAAGAACTATTGGATAACTCTATTGTAACTTACCGAGATATATTCCATGGACCGGGAGATAATTGGATATCAGATTTAGATCCTGGCAGGAATAATTCTATTATAAAAGAAGCCAACGATATTGCTAATAATAAAATTGCTTGGCCATATGTGTCACCAAACATGAATCCTGACTGGGAAGTGGCCAAACAGTTGTATAGAGAAATCAGCGAAATAACTCCCTGGAATATTTACAAGCACACATGGTTTAGCATATGCTGTGAAACTTTATATTCCAATCCTGCACCTACTGCTAAAGATAGGCCAGGTCCGCATTTTATTACTGAAAAAACTACCAAGTTACTTTTAGCAAAACGTCTGTTTGTAATGTTTGGCCCCATGCACACACTCAAGTTTCTAAAAAGTCTTGGATTTCAGACCTTTGAATCAGTAATAGATGAAAGTTACGATGATTGTGACAATGCTTTAGAGAGATTTAAACGTGCATTTGATCAAGTGGAATATCTTGCTTCTTTATCACCTGCTTGTGTTTTAGAGATGACCAAAGATATTAGAGAACACAATCATAATCATTTGTATACATATAGAAAACAAATCAAGAACAAAATGCACCAAATGATACTTGATAAAATACCCGAGCAACATAAATTTGATTAAATACAGAATTACAATTAAAATATATCATGATTACAATTTATTCTAAAAACAATTGTCCTTTTTGTGACAGAGCAAAACAATTATTAGAAAGCAAGGCAGTTCCTTTTAACGAAATTAACATCGAGAACGATGCAGAATCGAGGCAGATGTTGTTAGATAAAGGCCTAAGAAGTGTACCACAAATATTTCACGGTTATGAATTAATCCCTGGAGGATTTAATGGTTTACAAAAACAATCAGCAGACTTTTTTGAAAAGGTAAAAAATGTTAGTAACTAAAGGTTATCAAGCAGGCGACATTGTGAGTTTTAAATTGATCACAGGCGACGAAGTGGTCGCTAAAGTGGTTGATGCCGGCACACTGGGTTTTGAAGTGTCTAAACCTTGCACAGTCATGCCCGGAGCACAAGGCATTGGGTTGATTCAAAGTTTATTTACTGCCGATGCAGATGTAAATGTTGTTTTAAATAAAGATCATGTGATCATGCATGCGCCAGCAATAGACGCTATGCAAAAACACTATATCAAAACTACAACAGGCATAGAACCTGTCACAAGAGGCAGCATAGTTGTATGACGCACAAATTCGTAATCATGGTAAATGGTCAACTTAACACTTACTCTAATTACGAGGATATTCCCGACAAGTTTGATCATGTGATTGAGTTTCGCCCAGAAATTTCAGCAGGTCCACATACCGAGGACGAACATGAACAAATTGCCACGTGGAACGATAAATTGCAACTATTGATACAAAAGGAGACTGCGAGATTTGGCAACAATTAGTCCAACAGTGCTTACTGCTGTAGATTTTAATCAAACGTTCAGTCAAACAGTAAACGTTAACCCTGGCATGCTTGAAACTATCACGTCGGTGACTGCAACACTGGTTGGAGCTCCATTGGAACCTAATATCAGTATAAGTGTAAATGCCAATGTGGTCACAATCAGCGGCAAATATATGGCCACCTTTACGGATGAGTTCAGTTACCTGGAACCAGGTGCAACAGGAGTGGGTTTGACACCCACAGTAGTCACTGGACTGTTTAATATGCCACCTGATAAAAATCTATTCAAATTGGATCAAGACAGCCGACAATCTGAAACCAGAACCTACAATATTGTGGTCAACAGTTCCAGTGGATCAAACACCATTCCAATTACGCAATTGGTCTTAAATACATTAGAAACCATGAGATTGTTTATGGATACATACAATTATAAAGCGAGTTAAACTATGCCGGCAGTGACACGAATTGGAGACGCAGATGTAACCCATTGTTCCGACATGGTGAGAGCACAAGGGTCGTCTGATGTATTTGTTAATAACATACCTGTGAGCAGACAAGGAGATGTAAACACTGTTCATTTGGTGCCGGGTAGCCCATGTCCATCCCATGCAGCGGCCATTACAATAGGATCAACTACAGTATTTGTAAATGGAAAAGGTATTGGAAGAGTAGGTGATGCTATCACAGGTTGTACCTCTGTAGCACAAGGATCACCAGATTTTTTTTCTGGGCCTTGAACCATAAACTGCCCATTTAACTTGTAAAAAACCAATAAAATTGTTATAATATACCTTTATTATGGGGTTATAGCAGTTGTTTTCTTCAAAATATCAACGTTATATAAAACTACAACCTTATAAAGGAGGAAAAAAGATGAGACAACATTTGCCTAACATAGCAAAATTTGTATCAATCGTTTTTGGTATGTGGCTTGCTACATACACCTTGGTAGAGGTCACCAAAAACAAATTTGAATCACTCAAGGCCGAAAAGGCCGAGATGGCTGCTGTGCATCCGGTAACTGGAGAAGAAAGATCTCGCCAGCTACGATGCCTTACGCAGAACATTTATTGGGAAGCCGCCAGCGAACCATTTGAAGGTAAAGTCGCTGTGGCTCAAGTAACAATCAATCGCGCTAATAGTAGCCAGTTTCCCAATGATATCTGTGCAGTCGTATATCAGAAAAATGTATTCTACTCACGAGTAGTTTGCCAGTTCTCTTGGTACTGCGATGGTACTCACAGAGTACGTCCTGTTTATCAACCCTTGTACAACGAAAGTGCAGAAGTTGCTAAAAAAGTATTACTGGAAAATTTTAGACTACC